ATTATTTTCTCAACACTCGGAGCTTGCTAGCATAAGAAAAGCCCAGGCGCACAGCCTGGGCTTTGTTGTTTATACTTCGCCGTAGGAGGTTACGGCGGGGTCGTCCACAATGTAGAGGCCGGACAGCAGCCTAAACCACGGCTGGCCGTCCGCGCCCTGGACGCGGGCCTCCACCTCCAGACGCTTGCCGCTCTCCACCAGCTGGGCCACGTTGTCGTCGTCTTTGGTGGGGGTGCGGCGCAGGTTGGTGTAGCCGTGGTGGATCGTCAGCACATAGCCGTGGAGTTTTTCACCCTCCTGCACAGGCTGTGCGCCGTCCTGTGCGTCGTTTTCCGTGTCGGCGTCCTCGGTATCGTCTGCGGCGTTCTCGGCGTCCTGGGTCTGTTTCTGGGCTAGCAGCGCGTCGGCGGTTTCGCCTTCTACGGTATGGGCTGCGATCTCCGCGTCCAGGGCGGCGACGATCTGCGCCTTGCTGGCGTTCTTCTTGATCTCGACGCCCAGCTGCGCAGCGATCTCCAGCAGCTTCTCCTTGCTGTCCTCCACGCTGTACTCCGGCACGGCCTCGACACCCTCCGGCAGCTGTGCGGCCAGCTCGTCGGCGTTTACTGTCTTACCTGCCATGCGCGCGGCCACTGCCGCCTGGATCAGGTCGTTTTCTTTCTTTGCTGCCATGATTTAGTCCTCCTTTTCGGTGTCGGTGAGGTTGGCGGCAGGGTTCTTTGCCTCGATCAGTTTTTGAGTTACCGCCAGCCCCTTTACCAGAAAGTCCGGCACATCGTAGCCCATTTCGACCAGATTCTCCAAAATGCTGCGGGCCTCATTGACGATCAGAGAGGCCAGCACCCACCAGCCCAGCAGCAGGAGCCAGTCCAGCTGCAAGCCCAGCATATCAACGCAAAGAGCCTGGAGGCAGCCCGCCAGCTCAAAGGCCACGGCCACGACGGCCCAGTAGCCCAGCTTTTTGAGCGCTCCCTTTAAACCCACCTTGGAACTTTCGACACCCTGCTTGTTGGCCTTGTACCAGCCCGTGAGCCAGTCCACGACGTTGAGAGCCAGGAACGCGGCGAACAAATACCAGTGTTCGCCCAGGATCGCGGCGGCGATAGTCACAAATGCGCCCACGAAAAGGTTGTAGTAGTCGATGATCCGCTTTGCCATTGTCTTGTCCTCCTTTTATTCGACGGCCTGGCAGCTGTACAGGCTTTCCAGCGCCAGGCGCTGCACGACGGGCAGCAGGGCCGTTTCGATAGGTTTCTTGTCGCCGCTGGTTACAGGCCCTAGGCTAAACTGGTAGCGGTTGGCCGTGGGCGTTGCCGGGGTCTTGGCGGTGTCGGTGGTGGCCTGTTTCGCGTATCCGTTGAGGCCCGCCTGGCGCATGATTGCCGGGTAGTCCTTATAGCTCACATCACAGTCCAGGCTGTTGCCAAAGCCCGCGATTTTCAGCGCGTTTTTGCTGCTGTACTGCCACAGGCCGTTCTGTACTGCTGCGGTGTCGGTGGCCGTGTAGGCGGCTTCCCACTTATCAAAGCCAGACAGCGCGGACAGGTTTGTGTAGTTGAGGAAAAAGTCCCGGCTGCAATAGATGGCGGCATAGTAGCCCGCCGCCTCCAGAACTTCCAGCGCGGCCTGGATGATCGCCGTGTTGGTGGCCTTTCCGCAGCTCTTGTTAAACGGTTCATATTCCACATCGTAGTAGATCGGGTAGTCCCACTTGTGGCCCGCCAGCATTTTGACGACCTGCTGCGCGGTCAGACGGGCTGCAGCTGCGCTCTTGTCGTAGCAGTAGAAATATACGCCCATCGGGACGCCGTACTTCTCGCAGCCCTGGACATTCGCCAGGAACTGGCCGTCCGTGTACAGTCCGCCCTTGCCGTGGCGCGCGGAATATCCCACGCGCAGCAGGGCAAAGCCCGGATTGCTGCCGCCGTTCACGCGGCGCAGCTCGCTGGCTGTGCGCTGCCAGTTGATCGCCCCCTGGTGGTGGGACACGTCAATGCCGTGAATTTTCATTTATGCCTCCTGTGTTTCTTGCTTTGCTTCCTGGGCCGGGCGCGGTTTCCCGGTGATTTTCTGGGCCTGGGCCTCGGTGATCCGGCCCGCGTCGGCCATCTGCCAGACTTGGGCCTCGGTGATCGCGTGCAGCCGGTACTGCATTTTGATAAATTTATACATCGTCGTCACCTCCGCCCAGGAGCATATCGACCATTGCAGCCTCCAGGGCTACCAGGCGCTCGTGGTCGCTGGGCTGGTCGTCGTTTTCGGCTTTTGGCTGCCACGCCTCCGCCTTTTTCCAGTATTCCTCGAAGCTCGCCTGTACCGCGCTGGCGTCCAGCGCCTCTTTGGTTCTCATGTAAGCCTCTTCGACCAAATACTGGACTTCTTCCTCGTATCCCTGGCCGTCGCTGCGCGGGTAGGGCGTGCGTTCCTCCATAACGTTACGGCGCAGCCACACATCAGAGGCCCCCGTAGGGAGCACGCAAATTTTCACGGTGTCCGGCTTTTCGCTAAAATAGGCGGTTTGTTTCATGCTGCTATTGGCTCCTTTCTTTGTTGCTGTGCGGCTTTTCTGTCCACATAGCTTACGGATTTTTGCGCGGCCTTGCAGATTGTCCAGGCATCGAGCCGCCGTGTTGCTGTCCTGGTGTTCGTGTGTTTGAAATAGCCCTTGTAGCTGCTTATCTTCCGGGCGCGCCAGTGCGGCACATATCCCAGGCTTTGCAGATCGCGGGCCGCCCTTAGAAATTGCCGCCGGATTCTGCGGTATATGCGGCGGCGTATTCTGGTTCCCTTATATCCTATCACAAAGCCCATTATGTCGACTGCCCCGGCCTTTAGGTCGATCTTGCCCCAGTCTGGTTTTATCGTGATCCCCAGATTTTTCTGCGCCCAGATCGCGGCCTGCTTCATAGCCTTGTCCATGTCTGCGGCGCGGGTTCCGATTATCACAAAATCGTCCATATAAAAGAGGCAATGCCGGACTATTCGCTGGCGCTGTACTGTTCCGTCACGCTTGCGTCGGATTTTCTCCATGCCCTCCAGATAGCGGCATAGGTAGGATAGGGCGTAGTTGCAGAGCCATTGCGACAGGTATGAGCCTATCGCCAGCCCGGTTGTTACACACTTGTGCGTTTCCAGCAGCGCACCCACAAACCACAGCAGCGTCTGGTTTTTATGTATATCCCGGCGCAATAGCTCCATGGTTTTGTCCGGCGTCAGGCTTGCGTAGCATTTCTTTATGTCGCCCTTTCGGACGTGGCGCGCCAGCTTGTCGCGTCTGATCCACTTTTCCAGGTGGCGCTTTCCGTACTTTTGGCCCCTGCCCGGTATGCTGGCGCATTGAAACGGGCCGATTTTGGCGTGGAATAGTTCGCGCAGTGCGCCCACGGCCACATAGTCCATACACTGCTGCATGGCCGTGGCCTGGCAAAGATCGCGCAGTTTTCCGCTTAGACCGTCACGGCGTTGGAATGTCCGCAGCGGGCGCAGGTTCAGATTGCGCGCTCTGATCCGACGCGCAATCTCCGCAGCGACGCCAGCTGTTGCCGGGATCAGCCTGTTATAGTCCTGGGCCTCTGCGTCTGCCAGTACCTGCCCCTTTGTCATGCCGCCGTAACGGATCAGCAAATTTATAAAGCCGTTTTCTTTCCACCTCCCGCTGAAACATTCGAACACAAAGTTTTCTATCTGCTTGGGGTCGGATATATCAATCTTTTTGCAATATGTTTTCGTACTTCGGCCCCCTTGTCTGCTTTTGGTTGAGCGCAGGAGCTTTCGGTTTTGGCTTTCCGCCTATTCTACTAGCCCCCGGCGCGGTCTTTCCGCGTCGCGGGGCCGCCCGTGTTTTTCCTCACAGTTGGCCCCGTGCCGGTTCCACTCAATTTTTGCGGATTTTGTCCGCATGGTTCATGCTGCCATAGTGGCAGCACAGGCCCAGCTATTTGCCGGGCGCGGTGTACAACGCAATAAAAGCGATAAATTTAACCAAATGCGCCACACAGGCCGTTCCAATTCGCGTTGCCCGTCCAATTGTTCGCGTTACCGCCCGACAGGCCACAATTGCCCCTGTCATTGAGCGTATTCCAGGCCCACCACGCATTGACGCGGGAGCCAGCGGTAGGCACATAGACGGCAGCCCGGTGACACGCTGCACACCCCTAAAAGGGGACGCTGTCCCCTCTATGCCGGGTCAGGCCCCGGCATATTCACCCCTGTTAGCCCCGGAGCCACAAGCGCCACACAGGCCGTACCAACTCGCGAAGCCCGCCCAAATGCTCGCGACACCGCCCGACAGGCCACAAACGCCCCAGTCATAGAGCGTATTCCAGGCCCACCACGCATAGACGCGGGAGCCAGCGGTAGGCACACAGACGGCAGCCCGGTAGCCGTTTGTAGAGCTTGCGCCCGATCCGGCGTCTACGGGGTACATGTTGCCGTCTGCGTCAATCTCCACATCTTTCTCGTACATCCACTGGCCCGTCTGGGTCGTGGGCATCGTAAGCACAATCGGGGAGCGCACAGCGTCGGCTGTAATGGAGGTAGCGATCTGCGCCGCCTGTCGGAAAAATACCAGCCTGTGTGTGTAGGCGGTATCGTTCAGCACCTGCTCCGTCAGCTGGTCGGCGCTGATCGCATAGCCGCCCGGCTGGCACTCCAGCAGCTGGATAATAAAAGGCTCCTTGCCGGATGTGCAGCTTGTGTGGCTACCGTCTGCGCCCTTCACATTGTCGCAGCTGCCGCTGTGCCAGGGCATGGTCGAAACAATGGTTTTGTCTTTCTCGGTGTCGAACGGCATCGCCGTGTCCAGGTTCAGTGCCTTGTAGGCTACGCCGTCCACGGTCACGTCCTCAATGCTCAAAATACGCACCTTGTCGGCTTTCGCACGCATGGAGGCGGCGTTGCGATCCGTGGAGGTTCCCGTCCCCACGTCACCGACGGACACGGTGCTGCCCACCAGGTAGGAGTTTGCCTGGGCGGCGGTCATAATAACGCGGGTCACGCCAGTTTCAGACACGGCGGCCTTGTACTGGTAGCTGTAGCCGCTGCACCCCTCCAGCGTGCCGGAGTTGCCCTTTTTGCCGTACTTGGCCCAGAACATCCTCATGCGGAACGCCAGATCGCAGCCGCAAATACCGCAGTAGTCCGCGCCGCGCTTCTTCCACTCTGCGCGCTGGCCATCCATGCTAATAAAGTTTACGACTGCCAGGCCGGACGCGCTGGTGAGCTTTCCGTCTGCGCCACGGCCCGCCATGTATTTAGCGTGAATCACGAACGGGCGGAGGCTACCGTCTACCGCCACGCCCTCCGGCAGTGGCTTGTAGGCGTTTGCGTCTGCCAGGAAATAGGCGGGTGCTGCGCGGTAATAGTGATAATAATAATTATCGTCGGCAGTATCACACACCCAGCCCGTTTTCTGGGCAACGCCCACCATGCCGAACTTGCCGGACAGCAGCGTCTCACGATCCACGCCGTTGACGCCCGCCACGGCCTTGACGACGGGTTCCTTGTTCTCGATCTCGTAGGCCACTTCCACAGCCCAGAACGCGCCGCGCTGGAAATAAGGGTCTACAGCCTCGGTGGTATTCGTGCCCGGTTTCGTTGCGCCCAGTTCGGCGGACGCCTGGATCAGTTCGCCGTCCGGCGTTGCACTGGTTGCGAACTTATACAGCTTCGTGCCGTAGGTGCTGTCGTCCCACACCAGCGTAAACCAGCGGCGCACGATTGTGTCAATGTCTACACCCTGGGCAATCAGTGCGGCGGCATACTGCTGGAAAATTTCGGAGGTATTCGTCCCGTCCAAACGCGCGGCCCACACGGCATCCACCGCGCCGTCCGGCGTCCAGCTCTCGGCAGTCTTTGCTGCTGCCTCCGCCTTGGCGCGCTCCTGGCCCGCCAGCGCGGCTTGCTGCTCTGCTGTGGCCTGGTTGTCGGCTGCTGTCTGCTGGGCCTGTTCTGCGCTCTCTTTGGCGGCCTGGGCGGCGGTCTGGTTGGCTGCTGCCTGTTTCTGCGCCGTCTCCGCTGCTGCCTTAGAGGCTGCGGCGTTGCTGGCGGCGGTTTCGGTCTGGCCTTTCAGTGTCTTGCAGTCCTCCAGGGTCTGCTCCAGCTCTGCCTGGTCTGCCAGCGCGGCCTCCGCCTTTTTCGTGGCCTCTGCGGCCTTGTTTGTGGCGTCCTGGGCGTTCTTGATCGCCGCCTGGGTGTTTGTCTCCCGCTTGCTCTCTGCCGTCTGGCGGGCCGTTTCTGCCTTTGTGCGGGAGGTTTCCGCCCTTGTACGGGAGGTTTCCGCATTATTTCGCGCACTTTCCGCGTTTTCTCTGGCGGTTTCAGCGTTTACGCGGGCATTTTCAGCGTTTACGCGGTTCTGTTCAGCCTCCACGCGCAGACGCTCCACCGTGGCCCACTCCTCCATGTCGGCGTTGATCTCGGCCCACTTGGTGTCAAAAGCCGTCATTTCGTTAGAGGACAGGATCGCGTTTTCGTTGCGATTACTGCGGCCTACTTTTACAGTAAAGGTGCAGGAGGTCAAAACCTGGCTGCTATCCTTTGCCCGGATTTCAACCTCGCAGACTACCTCACCGGGCACGGCCAGCACCTGGTTTGTCAGTTCCACCAAAATGCGGTTGCCCTCGTCGATTTTCGCGGCGTTGTAGGCGAACTTCCCGTCCGGCTTCTGGAAATTTGCCAGCAGATCAGCGTCGGCGGGCGGTGCGTACTCTTTGCCGTCCTCGACGATCAGCACGGAAACAAAGCGGGTGGCCTTGTCTCCCTGCTTAGCCTGTACAAGATAGTTTTTTCTCTCCGCCCCGGCGTCAATGTCAATCCGCGTAATAAGTACGGGCAGCTTTGCCATTTAGTCCTCCTGTTCCGTTGCGGCGTCCGGCTGATCCGCCGGGGCCTGGGTGTTTTCCTTTTCGGCTGCCAGTTCCTCCTGGAGCAGCTGGCGTTCTTTCTGTGTTTCCTGGGCCTCCCATTCCTGGACGGCGCGCAGCTCATTCTCCAGCGTGGCGCGGACGATCACTGCCGGGCAGCTGCTGGAGACGATCAGCTCGTGGATGTTCTGGCGCAGCGTCGCCGCTGCAAGGTTAATTCCGATTTTCACGTGGTTGTCCTCCTTAGAATTTCGTCTTGTTGATGTAGAGTTCCGTTCCATTTACTGGCGCTATCGTCACTCTATTTAGGGATTCCTGGTAGGCTATGTCGAAAACCGGCTGGAAAACTCCTTCTTGTGTCTGTGACTTTCTTCCAATTGCTAAGTGCGCAGACGCTCCAACCTGTGCGCTTTCTTGGCATCTTAACTCCGCGTATACGGATTCATCAGGAGAACGCACCCTTAGGTTTGTTTGCGAGTAGCTCCCGTCCTCGCTGCGATATACCGCCGTGTAGAATAGCGCGTTCCCGTTCTCTACAACTTGAAAGTTGTTTGTCCCGATTGACGCCAACTGGTTTTTCTCTACATCTTTTGCCCAGAACCCCGTCATACTCGCTTGGCTTTCTCGTTCTTTTCCGTTTAATATCCCGTATAGTTTCAAAAAGCCGCCATCGTAATTTGCCGCTTTAAAAAGCTCTATGCGCCTGTTTCCGTCGTAGCTCATAAACAGGCCACCAGATCGTAGCACCGCCTCCCACTTTCCGCTTGCGCTTTTGAACGTGCCGGAGGCTGTCACGTTTCCGGAGGCGTCCAGCTTAAAATTTGTACTGTTAATTACTATTGTGTTGCTGTTAAACGTCAAGCGGCCCGCATCTATCGTTACGGAACTGGCGTCCATTGCAAAACGGCTTCTTACTTCGCTTGTTTTTGTATAGTCGTCCAGTTGCCCTTGCGTTGCGTAGGTTTTGGAAACTTCCAGCGTGATCTGTTCGGCAGATTGAGAAATAAGGCTTTTTGTTTCCTCGGTTGTGCTGTACTCGGTCAGCTTGCCGTCGGTGTAGTCCTGGGCCTCTTTCTTGGCTGCGCCGGCTTTTTTCTGTGCGTCCTCTGCTGCTGCTTTCTTGGCGGCGGCCTCTGCGGCGGCAGCCTGGGCTTTTGCATCCTCCGCTGCGGCTTTTTCGGCGGCTGCCTGGGCCGCGTTGGCCTTTTCCTGGGCGTCTGCTGCGGCGTTGGCCTCTGCGTCTGCGGCGGCCTTTTTGGCCTTGTCTGCCTCTGTGGCAGCTGCGGCAGCATCTGCGGCTGCTTTGTCGGCAGCTGCCTGGGCGTCGGCTGCGTCGCTGTTGGCCTTGTCTGCCGTCTCCTGGGCGGACTTTGCGGCGGCCTGGAGGGTTGCAACGGATTCCTCCACGGACGTTTTTGTGGCGTATGTTTTCGACACCTCCAGGGTAATGTTTGTGGCGCTCTGATTGATCGCGCTTTTCATTTCCTCGGTGGTGGAGTATTTCGTCAGCTGCGTGTCCGTGTACTTGTTCGCAGCCTCCTTGGCTGCGTTTGCTTTCGCGGTGGCGTCCTCCGCTGCGGCTTTTTTTGCTGCCGCCTCCGCTGCGGCTGCTTTGGCCTGGGCGTCGGCTGCCGCGGCCTTTTCGGCGGCGGCCTGGGCTGCGTTGGCCTTTTCCTGGGCGTCTGCTGCGGCGTTGGCCTCTGCGTCTGCGGCGGCCTGTTTGGCCTTGTCTGCCTCTGTGGCAGCTGCGGCAGCGTCTGCGGCTGCTTTGTCGGCAGCTGCCTGGGCGTCGGCTGCGTCGCTGTTGGCCTTGTCTGCCGTCTCCTGGGCGGACTTTGCGGCGGCCTGGAGAGTGTCCAGTGATTTCTCGACGCTGGCGGTTGTCGCGTAGGTTTTGGAAACTTCCAGCGTGATCTGTTCGGCGGATTGAGAAATAAGGCTTTTTGTTTCCTCGGTTGTGCTGTACTCGGTCAGCTTGCCGTCGGTGTACTGCTTGCCAGCCTCCAGGGCTTTGTCGATTGCCGCCTGGCCGTTTGCAATGGTCAAGTAGGTTTTAGAGACTTCCAGCTCGATACTTTCCGCCATGGCGCTGATTGCTACCTTTGTTTCCTCTTTGGTGAGATAGCCGTCTTTCAACGTTTTTTGCGTGCGTTTTGTGGCGATTGTCACGGCGTCGGCGGTTGCCATTTCCGCTTCGGTCTTTTGCAGCTGGGCGAATGTCTGCTTGACGTTGGAGAGTTCCGCCTTATTTGCCAGCGGGTCGTCCGGGTATTCGTCCAGTTTGACTATGCGCTGCTTTTCGCGCTCGTCGGTCTTTTCAGACACCAGCAGCACAGCGTCGCCCAGGTCATAGGCCAGGGCGTTGTATTTGTCGCTCTGGGCAGCCAGGTCTACCAGTTCCGCTGTATAGGCACAGGTCGGGGCGCTTGCCTCGTCCAGTCTCGCCTGGGCGTCCTCCAGCAGCGCTGCGGTTACTGTGTAGCGCTCGTCCCGCCATATCGACGTTATAACCTTGTCGCTGTACTGGTGGTTCTCTATGTAGTTTTTACCGTCTTGCCAGAGGTGCAGCCCGTCTTTTCCTATGGGGATTAGCCGGGTATAAAATCCGTAGCTGGACGTTTTAACGCCCAGGCTGCGGAGGTTCAGCCGTTCGATAAAATATGCGCCGCGATCCCGGCCCCGCCGGGTGTGGAATTTCAGCCGCTTGTTTACGGCGTCGATCTCCAGCTCCACGCGGTAGGTGGTTACGATCTGCTTTACTACCTCCCACGCTGTTGTGTCGTCCTCTTTGCGGATCGTGCGCTTTTTCGTTATGTCTGCGTCCGTCTCCGCCGTCCAGCCCGTCCCCTCCAGGGCAAACTCTGCGGCAGCCTGGACGGTTTGCTCGACGGTTTCAAAATCTCCAAAGGGCGCGCCCTCCAGTTCTTCAATGTTGAGAGCGCAGGACACCTTGCGCCAGGCGCTGGCGCTGCTTTTCTCCACGGCCTTGACGACGTACTCCTGGCGATCCGTGCGGATGTAGCACTCCGCCAGGAGCTGGGCCAGCCAGGGGCCGCTGGTTGGATAGGAAAAATCCAGGGTTTCGTCGCCGTACTCCAGCGTGCGCTGGATGTGCGGCGATTTTATCCCCGTGAGGTTCGCCAGCTTTTTGTGGTTTCTGTCGTACAGTTCCAGCAGCAAAGCTGCCCGCCTCCTTTCTTAGAGCCACAGCGGCGTGTACTCTACCGTCACGTCGCAGTTTGCATTGTCCCATGTGATTGTCCGCTGCTTGCAGTCCATAGCGGGCAGTGCCCAGAGTGTTACGTCTGGGGCTTTATTCTGCCCGTCCTGGGTAATTAGTCCAGATGTGCCGTCAATAACAACACTATGCCCGGATTTTAGATTTTTCACGACCAGATCATGGACGCCCCAGCCCGTCATGGTGAGCGCGGCTATGTCTGCCCGTGGCGTGATCGTGAGGACGCACGCCGCCGGGCGGGAGCCGACGCGGTGGAGCGTCGCCTGGGTCTGGCCCGTGTAGGCCAGCTTTACTGGCGTGTCCTGGAGCCAGCCCTCAAAAACCACCTTGACCTTGTAGGCTTTCGGCGTGATCGTTTTCTCCGGGTCAAAGCTCACCAGGTAGCCTTTATAAACGCCTTTGTAGCCGTCCAGCACCAGCTCGACGGGGCCAGGGAGACAAAGGCCGTGCAGCGTGGACGCGGTGCGCGTTATTTCGTTGCGGTTGTCTCCCCGGATCACCAGCTCCACCGTGCAAGTGCCGCATTTCTGCGTTGCCGGGTCGCTGATCGGGGCCAGCATATTGTCCGGCCACTCATAGCCCGCGCCGTCCTGTGGCGGGCCGAAAGCGACGGTCAGCTGCGTGGTGCGGTAGCGGGCCAGGTTTTCGCCGTTAATTTTCATTATCTGATCCTTTCCGCCTCGTCGGCCAGGGCAGAGGAAACGCGCGGGGTCACTTTTGCGGTGAGGTCGTCGCCGTCCAGCTTGTTCTCGACGTAGACCACAACACGCATGGCTTTAAGCGCTGCGGTTACTTTGTCGTCCAGCATTTGCTCCAGCTGCGCATAGAACGGGGCCAGAGGGAGGATAGCCTCCGCGCCAGCCTCTCCGCCTACCATGAGGCGGGAGCCGTTGACGCCAAAGGCGGTGGGGTTCTTCATAATGCCGCCCGTGGCGTACCAGTCAATACTAAAGGACGGCACGCTGGGCGGGTTAAGTGAAAATCTACCGCTTACGCGCGGGTGCGGCATTGCCAGGTGCGGTAGGCTCCACGAAAAATTGAAAAAGCCTTTAATCTGGTTTATTGCGTTGCTTACCGCGTCGCGGGCGGAGTTCATCCGGCTGCGGATCGTGTCCAGGATATTGCCAAAGCGGCCCCCGGTCATGCTGTTTATAGCGTCGTAGGCGCTCTGGTAGTTCTGGCGGATCGCCGTCATATAGGCCGCTACCACGCCGCGCACGCCGCCGCCGTGGCTGCTGTACGCTTGCTGGATCGCTGCCAGGCGTTGCTGGGTGTTGCTCTGCATATTTTGCAGGGCGGTTGCCATTGTCTGCTTGACGCTCTCCAGTTTCTGCTGGGTATCAGTGCGCACGCTCTGGAGCTTGTTTCCCACAGTCTGCTGGATGTTTTGCCAGGCTTCCGTGGTTTTCTGTTTGGCCTCGTTCCATTTCGTGCTGATCGTCTGGCCGATTTCCTGCATTTTTGTGGTGCAGTTTTCTTTGAGGTCGGCCAGGTGCTGTTTTGCGGTTGTAATTGCGTCGCCCACGCCCTGGGCAAAATTTGAAAATACTTCTTTCGCCTTGCCTATGGCCGCGTCCACGCCCGCGCGAAATTCTTCGCAGTTATTGTAGGCCAGCACCAGGCCCACGCCCAGCGCCGCCAGGGCGGCCACTACCAACAGAATAGGATTTGCAGCCATAACAGCGTTTAGTGCGCCCTGGGCCGCTGCCAGCCCGTTCTGGGCTACCGTGGCTGCGCCTGTGGCTACCGTGTGCGCCGTGGTGGCTGCCGTGGCTGCGATTTTCTGGGCTGTTTCCCCGGTCAGTGCGCCAGCTGCCGCGCCTATGCCGTCGCGGATCAGCTTGTAGGCGTCAATGCCAGAGCGCACGCCCTTAACCATTGCCGTGAGGCCAGCAGTAGCAGGGGCCAGCGCGGCGACCAGTAGCCCGACGGTGACTATGTTCTGCTTTGTGTCGTCGTCGGCGTTCTGTAGCCACTGTGTCACGTCGCGCAGAATTTCGGTTACTTTCTCCAAAACTGGGGTGGCGCTCTCCTGGATTGTGTCGCCCAGCTCTGCGCCCGCCAGTTTTAAGTTGTTCATGGCGATCTGCACGTTCTGGGCGTTGTCGGCCACGCCGTTGTAGGTGGTTTCTACCGTTCCCGCGCTGTTTTCGATCAAGCCCAAAAACTGGGAGTATTCAAAGCGCCCGCCCTGGATTGCGTCGGCCAGGTCTGGGCCAGCCTTAGTGCCGAAAACCTCAATGGCTTTCGTTGTGGCGCTGGCAATATCTGGACAGGCCGCGATCTCGTCCAGCGTTTTCTTAAACTCTACGCGGGCGTCTTTGCCCTCCGCGCTCCAGTTGCTGATCGCCTTTTTCATGCCAGAGAACGCGATCTCTGTATTTACGCCGCATTTTTCCCACTGGGAGAAAATAGCGATAGAGGACGCCGTGTCAAAGCCCAGAGCACGCATCGGCGCGCCGTACTTCGTTATGTAAGTTGTGAGGGTGTCAACACTGATGCCGGACGCCTGGGCGGCCACGGCCAGCTGATCCAACAGTGTGCCGTAGTCGTCCGCCTCTATGCCCGCGTCGCCCATTGCGCGCGATACCAGCTGCACCGCCTGCACAGCGTCGGTTCCCGTGATTTCCGAAAATTTCAGAAACTTAGTTGTGCAAGCCTCGGCGGTCTCGTCCGTGTAGCCGAAGCGGGTGTTTACCTCGCCCAGCGTGGAGCCTATCGTGTCAAAGTCCGCGGCAAAAGAGGACGCCACGTTTTTATAGGTCTGTTCCAGGGCTTCGGCAGCCTCTCCCGTCGCGCCCGTGGCTTTTATCACGTTGTCCGCGCCGTTGTCTACCTCGTCCCATGCAGCCACCGCAGCAGTGCCAGCGGCCACGGCTGCGCCGGACACGACATTGGCGGCTTTCTGCGCCTTTTCCAGCTTTCCGGCTACCGTGTCAAGCCCTTTTGCGAACTCGTCCAGGGCTGCGTCTTTCAGCTGCTTGTTTGTGTTCTCCAGCGCCTTTTGCAGTTCCAGCGTGGACTTTTGGCTGTTGTTTTCGGCTATCGTAGCCTTTTGGAGCTTGCCCTCGGTGCTGCCGATCTGGCCGTCCAGCTTTTTCTGCTGGTTCTCCAGTTCCTGCACCTGCTTTGCCAGCGCCTGTGTGCTTTCGCTGTTCTCGCCCGTGGCTTTTTTCTCGGCCTCGTATGCCGCTTTTGTGCTTTGCAGCTGGTTTGCCAGCTCCTGCTGGCGTCCTTTCTGGTTGCTTAAAACCTTTGTCAGGCGCTCCACCTCTGTGTGGTGCAAGCTCGTGATCTCTTTCTGGGCCTTGATTTTCGCGGTCAGTTCCTGCTGCTTCGCTTTTAGTTGGTCGGTGGTATTCCCGAACAGCTTTGCCTGCGTGCTTGCCAGGCTAAACTGGCTTGCAAGCTCTTTCGTACTGTCGCGGGCTGCTTTGAGTGCTTGCTGGTACGTGGAGCTGTTAGCCGATACTTTTACATTCGCCCCGGCGCTCATGCTTTGTTCACCTCGCTATTTTTCCGTGTGCTCGATTTCATAGGCGACATACTCCAGCAGACGGCCCAGCGGTTCGCGCTGCGCGTCCGTGTAGCTTTCGCGTAAAACGCGGATTGCCAGGCGCGTTACCGCCTCGATGTTCTGCTTGCAGATCAGCCAGCGGTCTGCGGTTTCGTCTACATAGCCCTCTAAGGCATCCTGTTCCGCGTCGTAATCGTCAAATATTGACTTTTCCACAGGCTCTTGCGGCTCTGGCGATAAAATCGAAAACTTGGGTAGGACTATCTGCTGCATTACAAAGTGCAGCGTTTTGGCTGCCAGCAGCAGATCGCCCAGATCCTCTTTGTATATAACTCGCCGGGAGGTGTTGAAAAATTCGGCCAGCAGCTGCAAATTTTCGCGTACTGCCTGGCCGGATGTCTTTGCCGCCTCGATCCGGCGCATATAGTCACAATAAAGGCGGGCTTGCAGCACCGTCACGTTTTCCGCCGTGCTGCAAGCTCCCGCGCATTCCAGCTCAACCTCTGGGGTCAAGCCTCTTTGGTAAAATTTGCCGTGATTGCCTCCGCGTTTTTGTTCACGCGCTCCATCACATAGAATTCCAGCGCCGCAAACTCGGTGAGAATTTGCGACGGTTCCAGCCCGTATTTCGGGGCCAGTACGTCGTCCAGCGTAAACTGATCGCCGTACACATGGCAGACGGCCTGGGCCATCTGTTCAAAGTGCTTTCTGCGATAGTTTGCCGCGCCGTCCAGCGCGTCCTGTACGTCGCAGTAGTCCAGGTATGCCTGGGTGTCGATGTGATCCGGCAGGAAATACTGCTTTTGGTTTACCACAATGCTGCGCTTTGCCATTTTTTACGCCCTCCTATGCTTTAGCCAGCCGCGCTGGCGGCGTACTCCTGTACCTTGCCGAACCACGCCTTGATCGCGGCAGCGGCCCCGGTGTCCTCTGTTGCCAGGTTGGATTCGTCCACGCGCACCTCGTAGAGGTGTACGTCTTTGCCGTCCACCTTGTCCATTTTTTCGCGCTGGTAAAACTCACCCTTTACGGTGTTGGTCTGGGCGGTCTTGCTGGCGGCCTCGGTTTCGTAGTTTTCCTCGTTGCCCTGGGCAAATCTGCCGCAGTACATCCAAACAAAATCAAACTTGCCGTTCAAGCGGCGCACGCGGTAGCCCAGGGCCACCTCCGGCGCTTCATCCTCTGCGGACTTGAGCAAAAAGCCGTTGAGGTACGCCTGGCCGAAAAAGGCGGCGCGATCCGCTGCGGCCAGGGTGTTGACTTCCAGCTCCACGTCCGTACCCTCATACGCCTGGAGCATACCCTCCACGCCGTCGTCGCTGTACAGCTTTTCAGACGTGAATTTGTCGGAGATTTTGGCCTTGATCGCTCGGGCCATCTTTACGGGGGTGCCTGCGGTGTAGCCCTCGGTGTCGTTCTGGGTGACTTTCGCCACATATACGTCGCGGAGGCCACAATAGCGGTGGCGCACCGTGGTTTTGGGTTCGCTCATTCTTGGCTCCTTTCTTCATAAAAGAGAAAACGTAGCGGGCGGATATAGACGCCCGCCTCGATCCGGGTCTGCTGCTGGTCGGTTCCCTGGTAGGAGGCCCCGGCGTTGATTAGCAGCTGTTTGATTTCTTCCCGCAGGGCTTCTTGTTCCTCTGTGGAGAAAATCGTCACCTGTAGCCCGGCTGTCTCGATTTCCAGCGCGTCGTCGCTGTGAGCCTCCGGCGTTTCCGCCAGGGGCCAGAGGGTGACGTGGAGGCGTTTATAGCGCTCGTCGTACCAGCCCTCTTGTACTTTGACGCCGCGCTCTGTGATAGGCTCCAGGGCCTTGTAGGCGGCTGTGATAACGTCCATTATTCAAACCTCCCCAGGCGCTTGTCCAGTTCTGCCTGGTATTCTTCTTCCGCGATTTTTTGCAGCTGCGGCTCCAGGGCCTGGGCGGTAGGCTCCACAAAATCGCGGGGCGGCATTTTCAGCGTTCCCCAGTTCACAAACTTCATGTAAAAGTATTCGCTGCTGTCGTCCAGCTCCCAGCCTACCTTTGCCGCGTAGCTGTCGCCGGATTTTTTCGGGTTTTCTTGCGGCACGTTATCGGCAGCCGGGCCGCCGGAGGGCTTAGACCATGCGCTGCCCGATTTTTTGTGATCGGCTGCGCGCGGTATTCGCCGGGCCATGTCCGGCTTTGCAATATCCGCGCCGCGCTTGACTATACGCTTGTCCACAGCGGCGCGGGCGTCGTCGCCCTCTGCCGCTTCCAGGGCTGCTACCAGCTCCTTGATTGCCGCGCCGTCCAGCTGTATCTGCATGGGCCGTCCTCCTGGGTGTCAACTGTTGACACTATGCCGTAAACGACGCAGTAAAGCGGATTTTGCCGCCGTCGTTTCGGGTAAAATCGGCGGTTTTCACCTCGTACTCGTCGCCGTCCAGCTCCACGCGGTAGGCGCGGTCATGCCGGAACAGGTGGCGGCGGATCGTGTCGGCCATTTCGCAGCGGCGCAGCTCCAGGGAGAGGTCGCCCTCCTGGAGCCTTTCCTGGGTCTGGTCGCGGGTCTGGGCGGTGTTGTCTCGCACATCTGCCCAGGGCGTCCAGATTAGGGTCTTTTTTTCGCTGCGGCGCGGGCCGTCGCCGTTGACGCACTCGAAAATACGCACGCGCCTATACACTGGCCGTCGCCTCCTTGTCCTCGTACATTTCCGACACCAAAAGGGAGGATGCGGCCCCACGCAGACGATCCTGTGCTGTGCCGTACTTCTCCCGGTTGTCGTAGAGGTTCTTAACCGTCATAATCGCCAGCAGCCGCTGGCGGGCGGTCATATTGTCGGCGTCAAAGCCGGGGATCAGTTCCTCCTGGCTCTGGACGGTGGCCTCAATCAGCAGCGGCAGCAGGGCGTCGTCGTCGTCGGTGTAGTCTATGCGGGCGTAGGCTTTCGCCAGTGTCAGCAATAGGCCCTTTGTTTCATCTCTCACCGATTGTGCCCTCCTTTGTCTTAGCCCGCCACAGTGACGGTGATCTGGCCCTTGATGATTGCGGCGGTGTCCACGGGCTGGACGTCGAAACGGTCACGCACCTTGACGGCCAGCTGGTCTTTGTCCCATGCGCTGCCCGCCTCCTTGGAGCTTTCAATCGTCATAAACTCACGATCAAACAGGGTGACGGCCTCGGACAAATCGCCGCAGATCAGCGGGTACTTGTTCGTGTTTTTGCTGGCGTCAACGGCAGTTTTCAGCACCTTGTTAGAGAGGACGTGGACGGCGTACTTACCAAACAGCAGCTGGCGGGTCTTGTTGGTGGGGTCGGGCTGCATGACGTAGTTGCCGTCCTTGTCTTTGAGCTTGTCCAGCCAGTTAAAGCCGTCCTGGTTCGTCCATACGCTGCTGGACACGGCGATAGCCGGATCAAGCATGACGTTGAAAATGTCTTTCAAGCCGTCCAGGTCAGCGACGGCCACCTCTTTGCCCGTGGTGATCTTGTCCACGCACGCCAAAATCTTAGCGTTGCGGGTTGCGCGGGTCTTTTTGGCGATCCACTTCATCAGATAGGCCAGGATGTTTTCGGCGGTGTCGGCCAGCAGCTCCAGAGAACACAGCATTTTGCCGCCCTTTTTGGTGATCGTGTAGGCGATTTTTGCAAACTGCGGCGTTTCAACCTCGGTAAACTCGCCGTTCTCGTCGATTTCCGGCCAGGCGGTGGTGTCGGCCTCTTTTTCGATGACGCGGGAGCCGCTCATGGTCTTGACGGGTTCGACGTTGACGTACTGCTCCAGGTTGTCGTCGCTGCGGCGCAGCTCCTTGATCCGGGTCTGGATGTCCTGGGGAACAGTGAGGCCGCCGTCCGGGTCGCTGTTCTCTTTCATGGCATCCTGGATGATCTGGCGGTCGGTGTCGTCCATCTTGCGGCGGCTCACGGCAGCGCCCAGGGCATTGACGACGGCCTGGCCGATCCGGGCAAAGGTCAGCGGCGGCTGCTTCTCGTCGTGCAGTTCCTGCTTCTTCTTTGCCTGGGCCTTGGCGGCGGCCTCGTCCTCGTCCTCCATAGACAGCAGGAGGTTAAAGGCGCGCTGGAGGGCGTCCAGCTCTGCCTTTTTGCTCTCGGCCTCGTCCAGCTTGCCGTCCGCGATCAGCTGCCGCACCTCGGCTTTGGTGGCGTTGATTTCGGCCAGTTTCTTGCGCATTTCTTCGTTCATGGTGTACTCCTTTACTTTGTTTTTTTAGGTTCCGTATAGGTAAAGATCGGCCAGCAGGGCCTGTGCGCGGCTCTGCTGCGCCTGGGCAGCTTTCGCCGCGTCGGCTGTGTTGTTTTCCGCCCGCTTGGCGGTGGCGCTTTCTGCGGCCTCCTGGGCCTGTCTGGTGGCGTCCGCCTTTTTCAGCAGCGCGGGCGGCGTGGCTTTATAGCGTGCGTAGGACGCAGAGGCCGCCGGGGCGGCGGCTGCCTTTTCGTCCACGATCACGTCAAAATACTGGCCGATGTTGGAGCCGTCCAGCCAGGTTTCCGCGCGCATAGCCTCGCGCAGTTGGTCGCGGGTCGTGCCCTCCGCCGCGTGGGTGGCGTAAATATCCGCGTAGTGGTCGCCCACCTTGTCCAGCCTGGCCGCAGCCTCTCGCAGCTCTGCGGCGTTGCCAGCTGTCCAGGCCCAAGGGTCGTGGATCATAACCTCCGCGCCCGCTGCCAGGTGGATTTCGTCGCACGCCATAAGCGGCATAGTGGCCGCGCTGGCGGCGATTGCGTCAACGTAGGCCACCTTGCGGCCCTGCCAGCGGGACAAAATATTGTGCATTGCCACGCCCGCGTAGGCGTCGCCGCCGGGGCTGTTGAAATACAGGTTGATCTGTTGGCCCTGGGTGAGCGACGCCAGAAAGTCCGCGATCTGCTGCGGCGCGCGATCCTCCGGCCAGCTCTCGGTGGCTACAATGTCGCCGTAAAAGGTCATTGTGGCCGGCCCGTCTGCCTGGTTTTCCATGTCCAGGTAGCCGTAATTTTTCAGCTTTCCGTCCCTGTCGCGGGCGGTAAAGTCAAATCGGGGCATTTTCTGTGCCTCCTTTCTCGGTTTTATCGACGCCGTACTGTGCGCCCATCTGTTCCAGAGCGATCATGCCGCCGTTTGCCAGCAGCTTGTCGCCTCCAGGCGCGGCGCGCTTATCCACATAGCGCCGGGCCTCATTGGGGGAGTAGATCGACCCCTCGACGGCGGTTTTCAAGATTTCCATTTGCGTTTTGCTGTCGGTGCGCAGCAGGGCTTTCTCGTTAAACTTCACGCGGCGGCGATCCGCCGGGCCGTCCAGCAATTTATAGGCCATTTCTTCCTCGTACTGCTTGATCGTGTACTGCATGGTTTCGACCTGAAAAGCGATTGTCTGCTGTTCACTGTTGGCATAGCTGCCGCGCTCGTAGTCGTTCAGCTGGTTCGGCTTAATGCCAAAGGCGGCGGCCAGTTGCAGCGCGCCGTACTTTTTCAGCTCCAGATACTGGGCGTCGGTCAGCTTTATGTCCATAGGCGTGAGCTTAAAGCCCAGCGGGACAGGCAGGATGCGGCCAGCGTTTGCCGGGCCGTTTCCCATTTTCTCGAAAGATTCCCGCAGCTTTTTCTGTCCAGCTGCGGACAAGTCGCCCGTGTATTCCAGCACGGCGCGGGCCGTCAGCCCGTTCTCGTACAAATCGTTGAGAAAATCCTGGGACGCTTGCTGCCCCTGGACGGTAGAGGCCAGGATCGCCTGGACGCTTTCGCCCACCAGGCCGTTAAAGGTGTGGGAGGTCTTAAAGTGCAGCACGTCGTCGGAGCTGAAAACGTATTGCTGCCCGGTGTACTGGTCGGAGTAGACGTACCAGAGGCGGCCAGCTCCAGCAAATACGCCCGCGTCGTCGATTACGACGCGCACGCAGCTGGACGGCATGATCCAGAGGTCTTGCAGCTCAATCTGTCCGCCGTATTTCTGGCGCAGGAATTTACGCCGGATATACACATAAGCGTTGCCGTAGTGGTTGCGGTTGTTTTCTACTGCCGTCCAGAACGTGGTCGGCGTCATAAGCGGATTGGGCCGCACGTCCAGGAGGTAGGCCAGCCTGTCGTCGGCGGGGTTCGTCTCCAGCGGGCCGCCGTCGTCGTAGGTGTAGACCTTGATCGGCATTTTCGCCATAGTTTCAGACAGCAGTTTGAGACAGGTAAAATACGTTACATTCTCTACGGCTTTCGGCTTGTCTCTGCCCAGGCCTAGCCATTGCAAAAACTTTGTGCTGCCCAGGTGTTCCCAGCCGTTGCTTGCTGCCCTGGGTGCGGGCTGCACGTCCTTGGCCGTGGCCGTGATCGTCTCCGGCTGTTCCTCCGGCGCAGCAGCCACGGCGGGCAGCTGCGGAGGTTCTGGGCCAGGCGGTGCAGCCCTGGAAAAATACCCCGTCATGCTTTTAATAAACCATTGAAAAAAGTTCATTTTGTCGTCCCCGTTTTTGCTATGTGTTCGTTGTACATTTCCAGCCACGCCTCCAGTGCCTCGTCGCCCGTTATGGTGTCGTTGCCGCACATTGCCACTTTCCAGGCGTCGATCACGGCGTCCACCGGGTCTATGCGTTCGGTCTGCATTTCCTTGTCGATCTTTGTCTCGCCGTAGTTGTTCGCTATGGTCTTGGCGTTTGCAATGCTCCAGGTCAGCAGCTCCTCGTCGCGGTTATACTCCACATTCCCGGCGTAGATTTCCAGACGAAAATCTTCCGTTGCGTCGGACAAACTGCGGGCGCTCTGGATAATATCCAGGCACGGCCAGCCCTGGGCCTCCAGATCGGACAGAAACGCGCTGGCGTTGTGCGGGTCGTAGCACACCATGCTGATTTTTAGGCCGTAGAGGTCTACCAGTACGGATAGGTAGGTTAAAATATATTTATAGTCGGTTTTTATGCCGCCCATTGTGTGAGTTACTGTTACCAGGCCGTCCTCCACCCATTTGTCGTAGGGCGCGTTGTCGCTCTGGACGTGCTGCTGGAGGCGCTGCGCCGGGATAAAGCTGTGGCTATGGATAAAATACTTGCGCACCCCGTCCACCAGATAGGGGATCAGAATAACGACGGTTGTTAAGTCGCCGCCGCTGGACAGGTCAAGCCCTACAAAACAGCGGCTGCCCTTAAAGTCGGTCAGGGTTCTGTCGCTGCGGCACGCGCGCCACTTCTCCATGTCCTGGATGTAGACGCGGTTCGACCACTGCACCCATCTGTTTAACTGCTTTACCAGAAAATCGCGCAAATCCTCGCCGCCCATCTGGCGGGCTGCGTCGGCTATCGGGATCAGATTCTCCAGTGCGTCCGGGTCGTAGGCTAGGGCGGGGTTTGCTTTCAGCCAGTTTTGCGGCGTCCAGAGGTCGTCCTTTTCGTCCATTTCTGCGATATAACAGAATTGTGTGTCAATGGACGCCCCACCGCGCAAAATGGCTTTGCAATGCTCATACAGGGCAAAACAGGGCGATTTTTGGTCGAAACCAGCCGTAGTAATAACCGAAATAAGGGCGGATTTTACTTTCTTTATACCGCCCTCCAGCAGTTTGTACATCTGATTTGTGCGGTGGGCGTGGTATTCGTCCACAATCCCCAGGTAGGGGCGGTGGCCGTCCAGGCTCTTTGTGTCGCCGGAAATTGCCTTGATTTCGCCGTGCGTGAGCAAGCACTCAATCGTATGGTTATGTTCGTGGACTTTGAAAAGCTCGGCTAGGTCGTCGTCGCTGCGGATAAACTTCACGACTTCCCCAAAAACGATATTGGCCTGGTCTTGTTTGGTGGCCGCGCAGTAGATTTGCGGGTACTGGTAGGCCGTGAAATTGCCATAATAAGCGGCCAGTATGCCGTTTAGAAAGCTCTTGCCGTTCTGGCGGCCCAGCTGCACATAGGAGGTTCTAAAGCGCCTGTGGCCCTTTCCTTTGATCCGCCAGCCGTTGAGGCTGCCCAGGATAAAGCACTGGAATGGGTAGAGGTGGACGCGCTGCTGTTCCTCGCCCTCTGCTATTGTGAGGGTTTCCGCAAACTCCAGTATGTCGTTTGCGGCTTCCACGTCGAAATAATAGCGGGACGGGGCCAGCTTGGCGCGCTCCAGATCGTCCAGGTGACGCTGGCAAGCCATCCGCACAAGCTCCCCGGCCACGATCCGGCCCGCCAAAACGTCCAGGGCATACTGTGTTGTGCGGTCTTTTACGGCCTTTTTCATTCCTCCGGGGTCTTTTCCTTTCGGAATTTTTCAAACTTGTTTGTTTTGGCGGCCTCCTTGGCGGTGGGGGCCACGATCCGGCAGCGCTGGGCGACGGACAGGCCAAAGTCCGCAGCGCCTTGTCTGCACTGCTTCCAGGCTCTGTCCTGCTGGATCAACAGGTCGTTCCGTTCCTGGTTCACTATCAGCGCCTCGTCCCATATAAACCCGTCTATGATCTCGTCCGGGTTGTCTGCCGGGGTCGGCTTTCGTGGGATTCTCCGCTTGTAGGTGATTGGCTGCTTGTCCAGTTCCTCGGTGATCTGCACATACTGCTGCTCGGCCACGACCAGGCGGCCCAGGGCCTCGCAATCCACGTTTGCGAAAATGCCCATTTTCAGCAGTTCTGCAGCCAGGGTGTTGAACCGCTTCTTCTGGTCTGGTTTCAGCCATGACGGCGGCGCGATATTGTCCGCCGCTGCGATCAGTTCCCGGTTTTCTCGGTCTTTGATTTCGGCCTTTGTTAGATGCTTCTTGCCTTTCGCCACCACAAGGGCCGTCGGTTGTCGTTTTCCGGCCATGTGTGGGGCCTCCTTTTTGTGTTTTTGTTGCATGGACGCCCGCAAAAGCGCCCTTGGGGGAGTTTTTGGTGGGGAGTTTTCTCCAAAGTCTAGGGAGGGGCGACTAATCCGGCCCGCTCCAAAACTTTTTCATAGCCCCCCTTGCTCTCAAAGTAGCGCTTTCGCAGCTCCAGCAGCTTGCGCTGTGTCGTCCTCATGCTGGCGGGGCTGCGCTTGTATGCAGCCGTGATCGCTGTATGTGAGGCGTGGGCCAAAGGAAGCAGGTTAAAGGGATCAAGGCGGCAATCCCAGGCTGTGTCCAGTTCTTCGACGTGGTGGACTTCGTCGGCGGCCAGCAACTGGTCGCGCTCGTAAAACGCCCATATATCTATCCCGTCGTATATAGATATAATTACAGGGCGGATTGTCCGCCATTCCCTGGACACATAAAAGGCTGCGGCTTCTTTGCTACGACACTGGGCATTATATGCCGTGTGGCGGCTCTGGTGCAGCTGTTCGCACCGCGCGCAGCGCTGGCGGTCTGCTGGTATGATAGCGCCACAACGGCAGTATTTTAGCAGCATGATCCGCGCCTCCTGGTTCCTCTGGCCCCCGCCTCACATATAGGCCAGGGCGTTATGGCTCACCCTGGCCGCTGTTATAGGAGGGCGCACAAACAACAAAGCGCCGGGCATTTCTGCCCGGCGTTCCTGCTTGTCCACGCTATCAGCTTACCACGGATGGGCCACCAGTAAAACCCCAGGTTTTCCCCAAACTTTCCCGCGTAGGCGCTTTTGGACTATCTGTGATAGACCCAAAGCGTCGGCTTTTTGGTTCTATGGGTATCCGCCGGGGCTGGTGTAGTTCTTGGTTTTGTGGTGCTTTTTGTGGTGTATTGGTTATTTCCTGGGCGGGTGCAGGTGCTCCTGTTCCGCTTCATCGTGCCACGCCTCCAGCTCCTGGGCTGTGAGTTTCTGCTGTGCAGCTTCGACGCGCTGCTGGAGGGCGTGCCATTTCTCGACGCATTGCTGGCCGATGTGGACTGGCACAAGGGCGTACAAGATTGCGCCCGTGTCGGTGATCGCCTGGGCTTTCAGCCTGGCGTTTGTCCCGGCTGTTTCTTCGATTGCCTGGTAGGCGGCCACGACGGCCACGGCCTGGGCCATTCTGTCCGGGTCTTTGCTGCGGTGTAAATCCTTTTTGTGGTAGGCTTTCATGTGATCCTCCTTTACCAGCGGCGGAGGCCGTCCACTCCAAACAGGAGGACGGCCAGGCGTTCGTTTAATTGCTTGCACCAGCGGGCCGGGCTGTTCTTCCCGGTGTTGAGCTTTTCGGCCACTTCCTCGGCTGTCAAGCCCTCCATGTAGCGGGCGCGGTAGGCGTCGAACATATAGGCGCGGCCCTTTTGGCGGGTTTCCTTCTCCAGCTCGTCCAGGGCGGCGTCCAGGTGGGCCAGCATAACAGCGGTGCGGGCCTTATTCTTGCGGATAGAGCGGAGCCACGCCTCGCCCTGGATTTCTGCGCCCTGGAGCCTGGCAGCGTCGGCGCTGTCTACGGCGCGGCCCTCGTAGCCTTTTAGGGCGCGGTAGTTCTCCATAAGTAGCGCGGTATTGTGGAGCGCTTGCTGTTGATCCTGTCGGCGCGCCTCTTTTATTGCCTTTTTCACGGCCTCCGCGATCACTGCCTCCAGGGCTGCCTGTTCCGCCGGGGCGTTGCCCGTTGCAATGGCTTTCAATGCCTTTTCGGTGTATGTTTGCATTTGCTGCCCTTTCAGCCGCGCTGGCGGCTCATTTTTTTGCGTTTCTGGCCTGGCGCTCTGCCAGGAGCTTATCCACGCGGGCCTGGCCCGCTGCGGCGTAGGTTTCGGACACCTCAAAGCACACATAACGGCGGCCCGTTCTGATACAGGCCACGGCGGTTGTGCAGCTGCCCGCGAACGGGTCTACCACAAGATCGCCCGGCACGCTGGCGTCCGTGATAATGCGCTGGATCAGCGCTATGGGTTTCTGGGACGGGTGGATTTTCTCGCCGTCTGTCTGGATGCTGCCGGACGTAAACCCGCGCTCCGTCCAGACGTTGCGGGCGTGTTTTTTTGTCTGCGGGTCTATGCAGCCGTAGAGGATAAACTCGTGGCTGCTATTGTAGAAATTTCCGGGGCCGCTCATTTTGTCCCAGACGATCATATTTTTCACGGGCAGATATTCGGCAAAAATCGGATAGTAGAACGCACAGCCGCGCCAGTCCATAAAAATATAAAATTCGCCGTGATCGTTGAGGATTCGGCGCAGTTGCTGGGCCAGCTGTCTGTAGAACGGTTTCGCCACTGCCAGGTCGTTGAACTGTCCGTGCTGGCCGTTGTGGGTCAGGCCCATGAAATAGGGCGGGTCGGCTACTATGAGCTTTGCGCAGCCGTCCGGCATCTGTGCCAGGCCGTCCAAACAGTCCACATTGTTGATTGTGTTCGCTTCGATCATTCGGCGCTCCTCTTTCTGTATGCTTTCTCGTATGCCGCGCGGGTGGCCTCGCAGAGCTTGTGCGCCTCTGCATTGCGCTGGGCTATGTAGACGTCCAGGTAGTCGCAGCACGCGCGCTGGGCCTCTCTTTTAAGCCGCCAGCGTTGCCAGGGCCAGCGGGCGGCCTGGTAGGCTCTCTTTGCCGTGTTCCAGGCTGCCTGGCGGCGGCGTGTTTCCTCTTTTAGCATTTGCCGCGTTTCAATGGTCGCCACGTCTACCGCTTTGTCGTCCCAGTATTCCGTGGCCCCGATCTTGCGCGGGTCGTTTTGGTATGCGTCTTTCCAGCACTGTGCGGATGTGTTCACGCCGTCCAGCCGGAGGCCCGCATATTCGCACCAGGCTAAAGCCTGTTCAAGCTCCGGCCCTTCTCTGGTCGTCCATAGGATCAGCAGCGCACCCTGTCGCTGTTCTTCCTGTGCTGCGCGGATCACGGCCCACTTTGGGTCTCCGATTCCCGGCCAGGCGTTTTCGCAGAGCGTTCCGTCAAAGTCAAGCGCGATTACTTTCTTCATGGTCGTGGCCCTCCTGTTCTTTCGCGTCGTCCGGGTGGTACTCTCCCTCAATGTCCATTATGCACTCCGGGATGTACCAGCACCCCCAGGGGTCGTACTGCTCTTTTGCCCAGTCCTCCAGGAACTTCTCGCGGTAGCCCTCGTAGGCTCCGCCCAGCTGTTCCAGCAGCCAGATTGCCTCTCGCACGCCCTCGTCCTGTTCTTTCTTCCAGCCTACCAGCACATACTCGTCTTGATGTACCCCCGAACGCATGAAAACAAGGTGCTGCGGAAAAGTCGCGTAAATTTTCCGCATTTCCTCGCACTCATCGTCAGAGACGGCGTAGTATTCGCGCATCCGGGCTTGTTCCGCCGGGGTTGCTGTGGCGTATCTTTCGGGTAATGCGTTTTTTCGCTGCCACTCATTCGTGGCGCGTTCCGGGCGGATCGTTCCGTAAAAATAGCGGTTTTTCATGCTCTTTTCTCCTTTTTGCGCTTGCACCACGATTGCGGCGCGAACTGGCAGCCCAGAGCGGACAGAGGCAGCGGGACGGCCAGCTTTTTGTAGTAGGTGATTTCCCAGGCGTATAGGCGTGTGCGGTCTCCTTGGTATTCTTTGAGCTTTTCCCAGGGAACGCGGGCGGCGCGCCGCAGCAGCAGATCGTCGCGGTGGGCGTCAAAAGTGTGAATTTTGCAGCAGAGAAAACGGCCCACGATCTGGCCGCGTCCGCCGTTGCCTTTGGTTTCGTACATCCATACGTCTATAGGGTCAATCACGGACACAGGCGGGGAAATGTACGGCGCGGTGCGTCTGATTTCTAGCGTTTTCTGTTTGCTCTCGATCAGGGCTACCCATTCGGGCTTTATGGCCATTATATACTCGTTCGTCGGTTTGTTCATTGCTTGCCCCCTTTGTACTTCTTCCTGCGGTTCTTTTTCTCCATTTCGTGGCTATGCGGCATCGGGTCTATAAATTGGAATTGCTTGTTATATTCCCGCTGCTTGTCGATTTCCGCGCGAAAAGCTGCGTATTTTTCGCAGTCGGCGTGGCAGTTCTGGCAGCGATCCGGGCATTTATAGCAGGGCTGTGTCATGGTCTTGCACCTCGTTCCCCCAGGCGTCCCAGCCTGGCGCGGTTTCGCGTGCGAACAGCTCCAGGCGACGCTGATCGCCAAATAGCTGCACGATCCTGTCCCTCGCCTCTGGCGGTTTCTGGCTGTGTTGCCGGATCGGGGATTGTATAACGCTGTGTACGCTGTGGCTTACTACGCGCGGGTGGCCCTTGACGGCCAGGAGGCAAACCTCCGCGTTTTGGCGGGTGTAACTGCCTAACCCCCAAAAATCCCCCCCCCCGATCTCTTGTTTTTCTTTATCCAGCAAAATGCCAGAGTTTTGTATTCAAAGCCCCAGGCGCGGATCGTGTCCAGGGCTTGCTGGAGGTTCGGGAACGTGGCCCACATCAAGAGGGCGCAATCCTTGGCGGCCAGGGTCTGGACGGGCAGGGCCTTTATTTCGTCCGGCGTCATGGTGGGATAGTGGCGCGCCGCTGCGCCGTTGCCCTGCTGGCGGTAGCTCCAGGGCGGGTCGGCGTAAATCACGCCGTAGCCGTCGCCCGCCGGGGTGTGAATGTCAACTATTGACATCTTGGCTTTTTCTCCTTTCCTTTTCGTCCTGTTCCTCTGCTGCGCCGTATGGTTTCCAGCAGCCCGTGTTAATCCAGCGGCGGTGCATTGCCGACAGCAGAGAGTGGAGCCGCCGGGCCTCCAGTTCGTTGATCTGGCCCTGGTATTCCAGCGTTCCCAGGGCGGCGTATAAGACGTTTACCAGTTCCTCGTCGGTGCGCATGGTGCTGGCGGCGTCGGCCTGGGTGGTCGTGACCTCGCCCGCCGGGGCCAGTGGCGTGCGCTTTTCGGCGGGGTTCTCGTATTTGTCACAGGACAGCACCCTGTCGGATTTCTCGCTGCACTCGTCCCAGTGGAGGCAGGAGTAGCACATGGTCTCGGCGTGTTCCGGGTGGGCGTCGTCGGCAAATGGTGCAGCAGCCGCTGTCGCGCCCTCTGCGGCGTTTTCTGCAGTCTGGCTTGTAGGCGGCTGGATTCTGTCCGGCGCGCCGTGCAGCGGCGTGTCTGCGTCGCTCTGGCTGCCCGCTGCTACCTCTGCGCAGCATTTCGGGCAGCTGGTGCGCTCCTTGCACCAGGCGCAGCATCCGGCGCAGCCGGACGTCGCGCCGTCGCGGTAAAAGCTCACCAGGTTGTCCACGTTGTCGCAGTTGTGGCTGTTGTCGCACTCACAGGGGCGGGCGGCGTACTTCGAGCGCAGGTATTCGCGGGCGGACGTGGTGCGGGCCTTTGCCACGTCCTGCTTTGTGATCGGCTTGTCCTCGCCCTTGGCGGCGTTCTGCTGCACCAGCTGGGCCTGGGCGTCCATGGATAGGGCCGCCGCAGCGGTGGCGGTTGTAAAGTTCAGCTTGCCGTCCTCCATGAGCTGGCGCAGTTCCGGGGTTAGGCTGTTGCTTATCTTCTCCAGGGCAGCCAGCGTGCCGTCGGCCTCGTCCATGATCGCGGCCATGTGGTCACGGAGCTTGCCCTCGGTCAGGTCGCGCCCGTAAAAATCGATCCCGGCGGCTCTCATTTCCTCCAGCGCTTGTTTTAGGTTCTCGTACTCCTGGACGCGATCCGCTGCTGTTTTGTTTCGCTGTGTGTTCGCCAGGATCACGGCCAGGCGTTCCTCCGCCTGGCTGCCTTTCGGGATCACTTGACAGGTGACGGTTTTATACTCCGGGTGGCCCGCGTCCACCAGCTTGTGGAGGGCCAGGAGGCGGCGCTCACCAGATACCAGCCTGTAGTCCCTCTGTGTGGCCTGGTCTGGGTCATAGACCACGACCAGGTTGTGGTAGAGGCGGCCCGCTACCAGAATAGCCCTCGCCAGGTTGTCCACGTCGTCCAGGCTGTACTGGTTCAACTCGTTGCGGTAGATGTTGTCAATGTCAATTTCCTTTGTGCGGAAACGTGCGGAGGGCGTGGCCTTTACGCCCGCCTTGCTGGCGGTGTTCAGCCCGTCCAAAATGCTGCGCCCTGTCATGCTTTTACCTCGCTTTCATCGTTCCAGGCCATGACCTCGTAGGCCAGGGCCTCGTAGTCTTTCGCCACGCCGCAGCGCGGGCTGTATACAGGCAGCGGCAGCGCTGCCGCCGTGTAGGATTCCGCGATCACAGAGCGCCGGATCGTCGCCAGCGTGACGCGGTGGCCCAGTGTGCGCAAGTGCGCCATGACGGCCTTGTGGGCGTTGCTCTTGCCGAACATGACGGGCAGCACCCACAGCTCCAGGCCGTCGTTTAGCTGGCGCAATTCCTCCAGCTGTTCACGGACGCGCAGGAGGCCGTCCACCTCAAACCCGCCGGGCTTAACGGGGACGATCCAGAGGTCTGCCGCTACCAGGGCGTTTAATACAGCCATATCCAGTAGGAGGCCGCAATCTATGACGGCGTACTTGTAGACGCCGGAGACGGCGGCCAGGCGCTCCTGGAGGCGGTGTACCTGGTCGTTTACAGTGTCGGCGGCCACGTCCATGTTTGCGTCCATGAGGGCCGCAGAGGCGGCCACAACGTCCACACGCACCGCCGGGGCCTTTTTCTTTGGCTGCCATTCGCGGGTTTGTTTGAGGTCGTCCACGCTGGCGGCGTCGGTGTCCTGTTCCAGCAACTTCTCCACGCCCCAGGCGGTGGGGTCGTATGCTCCCATGATCTGGGAGGCGTTGCCCTGTTGGTCGGCGTCGATCAGCAGCACCGGGCCGTCCAGCTGGGCCAGGTCATAAGCAAGCGTGGTGGCCGTGGTGGTTTTGCCCGTGCCGCCTTTCTGGGCCATGATTGCAATAATTTTCACGTTTCTGTCCTCCTTTGCTCTTTCGGGTGGGTCTGGCCGGGGCGCAGCTTTATGTAGGCGTCTATGGTTTCGATTGCCTCCTGGGCAGAGTAGCAGACGGCCACGAAATAGCCCGCGCGGGCCAGCCGTTCCAGCCATTTCTCCTGGGCTGCGGTGGTTTTGTTCGGCTTTACTTTCATTTCGACGCGGAGGCCGTGGTATATGCCTTTCGGGCTGTCCAGGATCAGATCGGGGACGCCTGGCCGCAGTCCCAGGCGTTGCTGGCGGGCTGCCTCTGCCTTGCTGCGCTTGCCCTCGTTGGGGACGTGGTAGAGGTTCAGCAGTTCCGGGTGGGCGGGAGACATAAACGCGGCCCACTGGATCACGACCTCCTGTTCTCCGTCCTCCGTTCGTTTCTCGCATTGCTGGCGCATTGTTTGTTTTCGGCTCCTTTCGGCTCATTTTTCCGCTTTTTTGAGTGTAAAAACCTCTGTTTAGTTCACAATACAGGCGCGGGCTGGACACGCTATCCTGTCCTTTGTTCCTATCGGCTGCAATACGGCAGTTTCCCAGCCTGGCGCGGTGTAGCCCACGGACACGACGGCGAAACGGCGGTATTTTGCCAGCTTGCGTTGGATCACGTCTGGCAGCCGTTCCAGCAGTTCCGGCTTGCCCGTGATCGTCACCAGGTCGCCCGGCTGGCAGCGTTCGCGCAGCACGGCGCGGAGGTAGAAATAGCCGTTTATACCATTGTGGCGGGCCTCCGCAGCCTCGCACCAATAAAGCGGGTATTTCTTTTCCATCGTGGCGAACATATCCGCCGGGGTTTTTGCCAGGGCCTCGACCTTGCGGCGGCCAAAGGCTTGATGGTTTTTGTGTTCCACCGGGCGGCGCAGATTTTTGGAGGCCGTCCAGCGCTTCTTGTGTTTTATGTCCTCGGTGTCGCTGGCGTGCGGTTTCGTGATGTAGTAGGCCAGGCCGGAGAGGCCGCGCTCGTCCAGGGTGAGGTATTCAACAGTGTTTTTTCTGCCCAGGCCCCAAAGCTCTATAACTTCATCCATAGGCAGCCCGCCGTCCAGTACCAGGTGGTAGTGGGTGCGGACGCGGCGCCCGTTCTTTGTCCAGTCTGTGACGTAGACGTAGCGCGCTGGCTCCAGGCCGCGTTTTTTCCGGCGGTAGTTTATGCGCTTGATGTAGTTCTGGAATAGGCGGAGTGCGTCCTCCATTGTTTGCGGTTCTTCCCTGGGTAGGCAGGTGAGCGTCACCCAGTAATCGTCTGGGCCGAAATTCTCATTGATCCGGCGCTCACACTCTTTGCGGCTGTTGCGGTCATTGAGGTTTCGCTGGGCCTCTCGGTTGCTGCGGTCTTTCGGCAGGATTCCGGGTAGGTGGGTAAAGTCCGGGAAAATCTCGACGTCAAACTGGTGGCCGTGCTTTACGGTTTTGGTCGCGTAGACGACGCGGCGCTCCCGGTCTATCATTTCCTGGACTTGTTGCTCTGTCAGCTGATCCAGGGGCAGCTCGTAGGCGCTCTCGTAGTCGTATGGCTGCCACTTCCCAGCAGAGGGGCGGCGGCCTTTCTGTTTCTTTGGCTGGATAGGGGGCAAGCCCTGGGCGGTGGTGAGGTTCTGCTCTGCCGCGCCGCCCTTTTCCGTTGTGGTTGCGGCCAGGTTCTGCCGGGCGGCTTGTCTGCCATTCTGGGGCGCTGCGCCCCCAGCCCCCAGCCTGGGCTGTGCTGCTTTTCTTGCCATAGTGCGATAGCTGCCTTTCGTCGAAACATTAGTACCTATCACAAGGGCGTTATAGGGGCCTTTCGGCCCCTGGTTTTGCGGTTGACGTGGCGGCGCTACCGTGTTATATTTTTAGTAGGCCGCAACGTTCCAGCGTTGCGTCCGCCCCTATGATGTTGGGCCAGTGTCGGTTGTCAAGCCGTTAGACACTGGCCCCTTTTTTGTTCTGTTTTTGCCTGTATTCCATGTAGCTGTCGGCGGCCTTTGCGCGGGCCGCCGTCTTTTTGAGTTCATCCCGGCAAATTCCTATGTACCAGTCCTCAAAGGCCCAGCGCACGGCGTCGGAGGTTTCCGTGTTGCCCGTGCGGATTTTCCAGCCCTTGTACGCTTCCAGGGCTGCGCCTGTCAGCGGCACAAGGTAGCCGTAGTGTGCCGGGTGGCTCCATGGTGCGCTCTTGTCTTTGCTGTGGTCGATCTGGCCGCCGTCAAAGGCGCGGCGGCGCTTTTCCTCCCAGCGGCGAAGCCAAGCTTTGCTGTCCTGGTTCCGCTGCCAGTACGGCCTCATGCGCTGCGCGCGGCCTGGATCGGCTGCACGTCAACGGACACGCGGCAGCCCTCACGGTCTGCCAGGATGTGCGCCAGGGTTTTATAGAGCTTTTCAACATTTAAGCCTTGCATGGTTCAAACCTCCGCCCGCATTATGCGGGCTTTTTCTGTTCCGGCTGATCTGCCGGGGCGGTGGCGTTGGCGGTACAGTTGGCGCGGGCTACCATGTAGCCCAGGACAAACTGCTGCGCCTCGTAGGACAGGCGGGAAAAGTCCCGCACCGTGGCTTGCACGATTTCGCGCTTGTTCATTCGTTGCTCCTTTCGTTTTTGTCATACCAGCCCGCCATATTGCCGCCGCTGTCGCGGCAGGGCGTGGCGCTGCTGGGTAGGTTGGTGGGTGTGCGGCCCGTGTGCAGCGTGTGCAGCTGCATGGGCTGCGCGTGGTGTTCGTCCGGCTCTCCCCATGCGATCACGTTGGCCAGCTTGAAATATTCCGGGCTTTCGCCTACGGCTGCATAGGCCCGGCAGTCCGTGCGCTGGCCCCGGATCATGCCCAGATAGTCGTCGATAGCCAGATAAAGGCGCTGGCCGTCTGCCGTGATCGTGAGCCAGTCCGCCAGCTCCACGCCGTTCTCCAGCATATAGCCGGGCATGGTCCTGTCATTCTTCGCGCCGTGGGTGATTACGTAAAAAAGCACTGCAAACGTGGCGGGCTGTTCCTGCTGGATTGCCGGAGCATGCAAACACTGTGCAAAGTTCGTCATTTTGCCGCCGCCTCCTGTTCCCGTGCGTATTCGCGGTAGTCGCCCCGGATCACATCCCGCCATGTGCGGCCCTTGTCGTCGCGGTGGGTGTGGTCAAAGATCACTGTTTCATAGATCGGGAACATATACAGCAGATCGTCACCTGCGACGCTTGCGTGCGTCTTTTCGATTACAGCACGCGGCAGTTTCGGGATGTTGCGGAGGTAGCAGCGCATAGTCACGACGCCGCCCTGGAATACATCAAACTCCAGGATCAGGCGCGGCTGTTCCCAAAAGCGCTGGCCGTCCGTCACCATTCGGCACTCCCGCGTGTGCGTCATAGCCCAGGCCGTGCCATCGTCTATTTCTGGGTCGATTCCTGCCGCGCGGCATTGCTTGGCCTTGTATTCCAGTTCTGTGATCTTTTTGTATTCTTCGTTCGTCATTTTGCCATATCCTCCTAAAATTCGTTACGCCAGCCAGACGGCGGCGCACATCAAAACCAGCAGCCACACAAGGCCGCGCAATTTCTGCAAAACCCACCATAGGGCCAGCCACGCTGCCGCATCAAGCGCCAGCAGCGCCAGCACGGTAAACAGGGCGCGCAGTGGTTTCTTCATTCGCTCGTTTCTCCTTTCTCCCAGCAGTAGCGGTAGCCGTCCGGCGCTATGCCTGGGCGTTTCTTACTACGGTGGTTGCAAGCGTCCGCAATCGTTTGGCCGCAGCAAAACGCAGCCCGCCCGGCCTCGCGCGCGCTCTGGAAAATCTGCACGACCTCGCCTGTTGCCGGGTCAATTTTCAGCACACAGCGGGCATCTATGCCGCGGTTGTGTTTCTTGCCCATCTCGCTTAGTGTCATCGGTTGCAGGTTCCAGTAGGCCCAGTTGCTTTCCAGCCCGTCCTTGTGTACTAGCCGCATATTCTGCGGCAGCCCTCGGAAATAGGTTTCGCGCATGATCGAGGACGCGGTCTTGCAGATCGTGCGGCCCTCCGGCGTGGTGAGCTTGTACTCCCGGTTTCTGCCGCGCCTCACGCCGCGCATCCGCGTGTCTTTGCTTTTCCGTCTCCGCCAGACTGTGCCGTCTATGCGGATGTAGTACCGCCCGCCATAGCCCGGTATGTCCATCTGCTGCGGGACGTCGGCGCGGGCTGTCTTGCCGCCGTCCATGTAGCTGTCACGCGCTGGCATATCAGCCCGCTGTCTTTTCCAGCGGACACTGCGCGCACACGTCGTCCAGCTCGTCCTGGTCTTTCAAAACGTGCGGGTTCATGCAGCGCTCACAGAGCGCGGCGCGGTCTGCGTCGTCCAGCAGCTGGCGGCGTACCTTGTGCAGCATTACGGCAGCAGTGCGCAGTATGCCGCGATCTCTGGCCCGCTTGATTCTGGAGCCGTTCACAAGGTCTACCAGGTCGCGCTCCATTCTTGCCAGTGCTGCGGCGTCCGTGCTGGTGTTGCGCAGCTCCTGCCGGGTCATGTCCGCCAGCAGTATGTCAATTTTGCGCTGGTTCTCCGCGGCCAGTGCCTGGGCCTCTGCCACTATCTTTTCGTATTCTTCCATGTTTTTCTCCCTGTTTCGGCCCTCCCTGGGCCATCATCGGCGGGGCGGATCAGCCCCAGACAGGCGGCGGGCAGCTGGCCCGCCGGGGTGGGTGGTTTACTTGGCTTCGCGGTAGTCTTTGATACTGCCGCGCACATAGACGCGGCCCCGCATAACTTCTACGGCCTCCAGCGCAGTTTCCACCAGATTGACCGCGCCGCGATCCGTGGCGCGTCCTGCCAGATATTCGGCGGCCAGCTCGTCGGTCATGGGCAGAATAAAGGCGGCTTCGCCCTGTTCATAGGTTCCGTTCTCGCAGATCAGCGCGTCGTAGGTTACTTCAATGTTTTTCATGGTGTTCTCCTTTGCTCCCCGTCGCGGGGCCTTAAAAATTTTCTTTTGTTTTGGTTTGTCTTACCTTGGTTAAGATTATAGTTTACTATGGTAGTTTTGTCAACGCATTTTCTTACCATAGGTAATATTTTAGCACATTGCACACTTACAGCGTTATATTTTTGTTTACCTTAGTCAAAATTGCAGCCTTAT